CCAATGGACCCTCGTGCTGTTCAGTATTTAACTGAACAGGACTACATCCGATTAACCCGTGTAGCTCTAACTATGGAGACTACTATACGCGTCATAGCTCGACCCGGTGATGAACCGCCTCATGATTACGATATAAAGAAATCTCCTACTCTTAACAAAATTTCCCCTTTAGTGCGAGCAGACTTTTTGAATGCTCGCTACTGGAGGAGCACCTTATCCCAACTCATTGATCTTAAAGATACTATGGTCGTTATCCATCCAGCCAAACTGGATCGGATAGTACGTCGATATTCAATTTTGTTATCGGCGTACTCAGGTGTTCAACTCAGTCCCAATCTGTTAAAAGCAGTTGCTTCCTTTTCTATAAATTCTCGTAATTTCATGAAAAGTCAGGGACTTGGGAGATACATCCTTCGTCTAAAGATAACTAAGTTATGTTTAGAGAAATACTTAGCTGGTGATACCTCTGATACTACTGAACTTCGTTCAGGTATCATTAGGTTATCCAAGGGAGGCCTACCTTTGTGGCTCCCCTTGGTCGCCCGCCAAGCATTTCTGAATAGATCTATCTCTCAGATCCGTTTCTGGCTTTCTATTTTAAATATGTATAGAGCGATATTAGGTCCTTATTCAGAACCAGATTTTTCATCAATCTCTTCCTCCCGACCAGAGATAGGTGCAAATGAATTATTATCATTTGAAAATTTTATGAGAGACTTTTGTCGGAAGTACGGTATTATAGGAGACGTTAAGGACTTATGCCCTAAACGTTTTCCTGTACTAACCAATGCTTCTGGAGTCTGCCCCGGTCAATCCATATTCTCGGCTGGTTCAGCCGTTAGACTATGGGGTCTTCAACCGAAGAACCATCTATTAGAATGGTTAACCTTGGTTGGAGACCACCGTGGTAGAAATATGTATAATTTGTTATATAAATTAAATCGTCCCTGGTCGGATTGGATTCGAACTCGTTGGCGTGCCCGTCGGGAATTATTTCTCGGCCGGTTACACCTTAAATACGAGCCTGCTGGCAAAATCCGTGTTTTTGCGATGGTCGACTATTTTACTCAGTATGCAATGCTACCGATGCATGAAAAAATGTTTTCATTTCTCAAGGTTTTCGGAGAGGCTGACGCCACGTTCGATCAGAACGCAGCGGTCAAGTCTTTTTCCGGAACCTGCGAGGAGTATTTTTCTTACGATTTAAAATCTGCAACTGACCTTATCTCACTGGATTTATACACACGTATGATTTCAGTGATTTTTGGTAAGGAAGTTGCCAATAGTTGGTCGTCTCTCCTCACGGATCGCGATTTTGGGTTACCCATTAAGGGTAATCCAAAGAACCACGAGTTCTATTCCTTTGAAGGAAAACAACATATAAGATATACCAGGGGGCAGCCCATGGGGGCATTGTCCTCCTGGGCTTCTCTTGCCCTCGTCCATCATATGCTTGTTCAATATGCATCCTATAGAGTCACCTCTGAGGTGACTCTGTTCTCTCAATATCGGGTTTTAGGGGACGATATTGTGATAGGTTGTTCTCAGGTAGCTAGTGAGTATCTGAAGGTTTGCGAGGATTTTTCTGTGCCTATTGGGTTAGCAAAGTCAGTTGTCTCTCCTAAAGTATCTACCTTAGGAAAGAAATCAGCTAGACTTTTCCAATTTGCTAATCAGATAGCTTATGGGTCTGAGAATATTTCTCCTTTATCTCTAAAGGAGGAAGTTCAGTCTAACTCACTAACGGCTCGCTTGGAGCTCATCTCTAAGTTAGTCGATAGGGGTTGGCATACACATAAGAATAGAAAGATTCTTTCTTTTTACCTTCGAGGTCTAAACCCCACTCGGTGGAGTTTAGGTCTCCCTCTATTTAGAGTGGGTAGAGTCCCACTCTTTGTAGAGGCTCTACTACCTGTACTACTAAGTCCAATGTCTAAGGACGTTGGACTAATAGGGTTGAGCAAGTATCATGCATGGTACCAGGTTTTAACTGGTTCATACAATTTTGCTAACTTATTAAATCATAAGTTTTGGCTTTCTGAAAAGCACCTAATAAAGAACGAGTCATTTATTAAATTCTTATCAGAACGGGCTCGTGATATCTATCGAGATATCCTTACCCGGCAGAGTTGGTATGGGCAAGAGGAGAAGGCAGATCTTCTTATCGGAGATCTTCCTTCTCTCTCTCGCTATACAGATTGGTGGATTCCCTTTACCGACCATTACCTTTGTACCGATTCCTCCGTTCCGGAGGACTTCAAGTGTAATATTAATCTTGAAGATATCGTCAAGGATTGGTTATCGGGTATTAGAACCCCCGGTAAAGGGGAAATGCTAGCATGGTCATTCTATAAAGAATCAGCTGTGCCTCTGCTCTCTGTTGAGTATAAGACATCAGATGGTAAAATTAAAAATAAGAAAATTAATTTAAATTTCACCAATTTCCCTCTTGTCAAACAAGCCCTTCAAGACTACCATACTTTAGTTCGGGAGACATTGTCTCCTCTACTCAAGTTGGCTCCTCCTCGGAAATCGAGAGAACATGATTATGTTCCTTCGATTTTTGTTTTCCGAGTGAAGAATGGTGTCCCTGTTGGAACCTGGATTCCAAGAGCTGATGCCGTTCCTCGGGGCTTAGTCTTTGCCCTTCTTACCGAAGGTCAGTATAAAGGGCGGGTTTTCGACCAATCCTGGGATTGGAAGGAACCACTTCATCCTGCTGTTCGATCTCCTAATAGCCTTCCGGATACTTTCCGGAGACTAGAGGAGCTCCTCAGCATTCAGAAGTTATATGATTTAATGACCCCTGTCGATATGCTAAAGAAAATTATCTTACCATCCCCACCGCATGGTGGTTACTCTCATTTTCTAACAAAAATGTTATCAAATGCTGGAAGTATAGGACTTAGAAGACACCTGTTTCTTATTAAAGAAAAAATAGTGCCAAGCCTCCTGGTACGATAAATATTAGGAAGGCGGGATTCGCAAGAATTTGGAAAACCGCCCAAAGCGGGTTTAGTGCTTTGTACTATTCGGGAGCTTCGGC